AAGATTCACGGACGTTCAAGGGACATACTTTGGATTAATGAGGCACACCAATTCCCCGAAGAAACGATAGACCAATTATTTCCAAGAACCAGGTACAGGATAATAGCCGACTACAACCCCGCACTTCCTCAAGAACATTGGTTAGATAAATACATCGATAAGCACCCGCCTTGTATAACCACGTATCGAGACAATCCACATTTGACCCGACCGCAAGTAGAGGACATCGAAAGTAAAATAGGGAATTCGTATTGGTGGAAAGTATACGGAACAGGTGAACGCGCCCAACCAACGGGGGCGGTATTTACAAATTGGTCATTAGGTGAATTCAAAGAATGCGAGTTAAATGGATTCGGACAGGATTACGGATTTAGTAACGACCCTTCAACGCTTATCAAGGTGTCAATTGACAGAAAGACGAAAGTAATTTACCTGAAAGAATGCTTTTACGAAAAGGGATTAAACACAGGTCAACTATTCGAGTATAACAGACAACACGCGTTAAATGATTTGATAGTAGGTGATTCAGCCGAACCACGATTGATAAGCGAACTTAAACAACGAGGGTTAAACATTGTCGAAGCAATCAAAGGAACGGGTAGCGTAACGGCGGGTATTAGTCTCATGTCCGAGTACCGAATATTTATAGACTCCGAATCAAAGAACATGATAAAGGAATTTAACAACTATTCTTGGCAGGAAAAAACGAACAAGACTATTCCCGAGGATAAGTGGAATCATTGCATCGATGCCGCACGTTATTTCGTGTACAATGCTTTAAGCAATCCGAATAGGGGTAAGTATTTCGTAAGGTAAAAACGGACTAAGGTACAATTAAAGGAAATTAAGTTATATAAATATGCAGTCGAAAATTTTAATCCCAACTTCATTAAGCGAAATTCGGTTAACTCAGTACCAAGAGTTAATGAAACTGCAAAACGAGGAAGATTCAAACGACATTGCCGCAAAGAAAATGATTTCGATGCTGTGTAAAATTAGGATGTCCGAGGTTAACAACTTTAGCGCGGGTGACGTGTTTACCTTGATGGCTAAATTAGGCGACTTATTCAAACAAGAACCCGATTTCGAACCTACATTTTTCATCGACAAGTACGAGTTTGGATTCATTCCTGACTTGGAAAATATGACCTTTGGTGAATACGTAGACGCTGAAAAGTATTTACAGGATTGGGATACTATGCACAAAGCAATGGCGGTTTTATTCCGACCAATCAAAAAGAAGAAAGGCGATAAATACGAAATAGAACCCTACCACACAAGCGCGACGTATGCGGAAGTTATGAAAATGATGCCGTTGAATATCGCACTGGGTGCAAGTTTTTTTTTGCGCAATTTAAGCGTGGCATTGTTGAACGCTACGATGGACTTTTTACAGGAGGAACTCAAGACGATGGACTTGACCACAGCGCAGAAACAAACTTTGCCAATAGATGGGGATGGTATGCTTCAATTTATACGCTCAGCAAAGGCGACGTTAGACGAATGGACGATGTTACCTCATTATCGGTGCATCAATGCCTTACTTACTTAATGTTTGAGAAAGAGAAAAACGACCTTGAAATACACATGATAAAAAGACGGAACAAATGAATGGATACTTCTACATACTAAACACCCTAAGAACCGAAATAGAAACTATTCCGTTAGTAAACACGGTAACGCAAGGAAGCCTTGACGATATCGACAACTATAAGCAATCAATCTTTCCCCTGGTTCATTTGATTGTTAACAATATTTCACCAAACGGGAGCGCACTTACGTTTAATATTTCCATTATCGCAATGGATATAGTTGACATAAGCAAAGAAGAAACCACGGATAAGTTCTTAGGAAACGATAACGAGTTGGACGTACTGAATACTCAGTTAACCGTTTTGATGCGTTTATACGAAAGTTTACGCCGTGGTGACTTGTTCGGTAATTACGCACAGTTAGGTAGTTCGGTAAGCATCGAACCATTTACCGAGCGATTCGAAAACTACCTTGCGGGTATGACCATGACGGTCGATATTGTTATACCTAATTTAATGTCGATTTGTACGCCCGAACCAACGCCTGAAATAATAAACGTTTATAGTCAAGTTTTAAATTTTGAATCTAATTCGTATAACTCAATTCGTTATTTATGCGATGGGGAATTAGTACACGTTTGTTATGGAGCGGGGAATACGAATAACATGATTGATTTGGTGAATTTATTTAACATTCCTGTTCCGAACCCTTTACCGAATTATTGCACCACCGAAGGTATTTGTTTGTGTTGGTCTAATTACGGAACGTACTACGATAATGGAGACGGAAGGATTCGCTGTGAAATGACACAAGCCCAGTTTGATAGTTTAGGTTGTGGTGGTGAACTAACCTTGGATGTAATTTTAGATTGATGCGTAAGCAAAAGTTACAACAAGAAATAAAGAAGTTTCGCGATTACGTTATTAAGCAGTCGCGCAGTAACCTAACGAAGTTTAAAAAGAACGCGTCAAAAGAATTATATAACTCGTTAAAAGGAACGATAACCGAGGAAGGCGACAATACCGATTTGGTATTTACGATGCTTGACTACGGAAAGTTTCAGGACTTAGGAGTAGACGGTAAAAAAGTAAAACACGGAAGCGAATTCTCATTTAAAGATAAAATGCCGCCGCCAAGCGCGTTAGATAAATGGATTGTTAAAAGAGGGATAGCACCCCGAGATAAGCAAGGACGTTTAATGACACGAAAGCAAGTTCAATTTGCCATTGCTCGAGGGATATATTACAAGGGAATTAAGCGCAGTTTGTTTTTCACAAAGCCATTTGCTGACGGATACAAACGAGCGGGTAAAGATTTCCAAAGGGCGTTAGGAGGTGATTTAGCGATTTACTTAGATGAAATTATTCGAGAATCAAATACGAAAAGACGGAACAAATGAATATACAAGCACGTAGCCCATACATAATAGAAATAGACGAGGCAGGACAAACAGGAAGTAAAATAGAATTATTCCTTTGGAACGGTTCAGGTAGTGCGCCCGCATCACCTACTTACACCCTTAGCAAATTAATTCCGTCGCCAACTAACACGGCTAACTATTATAACATTTCTCCATACATCCGCGAATACATCGATAACACGGTAAACCCAAACATTTATAACACGGTAAGCCCCGCCGACTTCGACAGCTACGTAAATGTAAAAGTGATTCGTTACAAACTAACCCCAAGCGGTTACGTTACGCTTGACGTGTTGAATCATTACGGTTGGGATGGCTTCGGATATTACGAAGACGGAACGAACCCAAATAACGGGAATTATTTTCTTGACCAAAAGACGTATTATTATCTTTACGACCCAAGCGCGGTACTTGCAACCGATGTTTACAAACGAGCGGGATTTTTAACGTTAGAAATTCCTTCGGGCGGTTCACTTCGTTACACTAACTTAGTGAGCGGCGCGGTAGTTACTACTGGTTTTGGTTCGGGAACGTTTCAATATGCGTATCGAGTTTATCCAACATGGTACGACGATGGCAATAAGTTAGAAGTGCTTAGTTCAACATCCACGGTTTTAGCAACGTATTATTTCCGTCCACAGGTCGAATGTAGATACGATGTAATTACAATTGACTTCATAAATAAATACGGCGCATGGCAAAGGGAATTCATGTTCAAAGCATCCTACGACCAACTCGACGTAAAGACGAACTCATATCAATTGATGCAATCAAGTTTAATGAACTACTCAACTGCTGAGGGTAACTTCAAAGAGTTTAACGTTAACGGACGGCAAACAATCAAAGCGAACACGGGAAGCGTAACCGAGGACTTCAAAGAGAACCTTACACAAATGGCTTTAAGCGAACGGATACTTTTAAACGGGTATCCTGTAACGATGAAAACAAAAGGTTTCGATAGGGTAAAGGTAATCAACCAAAAAACGGTCAATTATACCATCGAGTTTGAAATGGCTTACGAAACAATTAACAACATCGTATAATGAAAAGGAAAGTACAAGTATATATAGAGGGCAACCGCTTAGAATTATTCGAAGATGAGCAAATACAAGTTAGTAGTAGCATACAAAACATTCAAGACATATCAAAAGTTTTTACGGACTTTTCGCAGTCATTTAGTGTACCGTGTTCTGTTCACAATAACCCAATATTTGAACACTTTTATGAGAATGCTATAAACGGAACGATTAACCCGAACTTACGAAGGGATGCGTTTATAGAAATAGATTTAACGTTTTTCCGTAGGGGTAAGATTCAACTCGAAAGCGTCCAACTAAAAAACGGACAGCCTTACGCATACAAGGTAA